GCAAGGGTTTGTAAGGATTTCTTTATTATTTGTTGGGATGTATGGAAACGCTGATCGTACTGTCTAAAGCACCATACTGTCCAGTAGGATGAACATTGAATGCTATGCTGCATCTATCAATACCATCTTTATGTGGTAAAATCATATGAAAAACATGAGATGGAAATAATACAATATCTCCTTTCTTAGGTGACATAACAAATTGATTAGACTTCACCATACCATCATTCTTATCATCCAAACCTGATGACCATCTCCATGGTAGAGGATGTCTGAATATAATAGGTGATGCATTATCAGTAAGATATAATACACCACTCAATAAAGAATTACAATGCATATGATCTAGTCCATGCCTGTAACCTGCCACAGTTTTAGTCATCCAACTGGTGAATATACTATATTCCATAAACCCCAGTTCAAACATAACTTTAGATACTATCTCATTAACTGGATCAAAGAGAAAGTTAAAATTGTTATTAAGAATGTTTTCATCAACACTCATAGCTGATACTGACCTACATGTTGTGCTTATGATAGCATTGTTAACTTGCTCAGTATCCAATTCTATCTTATCAAAATAGAAAGGACATGCAAATAGATCTTTTCTATGCATAAACTTCCCATTGGGATTTGTCTACTGATTCTCTGCAACATTGACATGTGAGTGCAGACCAACTAAAGTGATATACTTTAGAAGTTTGGGAGCATTTAGGGCAAGTAATCCATTTACCATCCTGTCCTGCTCTGGTGTAACGATTGACTTTAGTCATGGGATTAAGTTACCCTCCTCATCATACCAGTCATCAGTCACATTTTCAAGTTCTACTCCTTCGTCATCTGTATCACATGAGTCAATTGATCCAATGTCACAGACTGGCACCTCATGCTCATTATTAATCAAATACCATGGCATAATAGTACCATGATACTCAGGATGACCACAGTATTGTGTTGTGTATTCTCTCTCACCAATATACTTGATCTGATCCTCAGGAATTGAATGATCCCTCAGAATAGCTTGGATCTGCATATGAGTGAGTTCGTATTGACTAGGTACTTTCATTTGATCAAGCATTTCTGATGTTAAAAGAAAAAACGATACGTTCTGAGTCTGATTGTACTGCCCTACACTGGTGTGCTAAGCATGACGGGAAGAAGATAATGTCACCTTCCTCAACCTCAGGAACATACTCTATCATGTTACCATCCACAAAGTCAAGGTATGGAGCAAAAAAAGTCGTTGCTTCGTGGTCACTTTGTAAACTGGCATATAAAATTGCCGAATAACCTAAAGCTCCATGATTATGGAGTTGATGATATCCACCACGACCATACCGTTGACCCCATACATTATGAATATCAAATTTTTTTGGATATGCACCATCAAACTCCTTTAATGCAGGTTGTAGTATTTCAAACAACTTGTCTGCATATGGTGGTATTTTATTCTGTTCATGATATTTAAAATAATCTGTTTGGCAACCATCACATTCCTCAGTATCAAGCATATCAATGATCTCATCCTTATGTTCACTCCAATTCTCAACATTATATGAAAGAATTGAAATATTAAATGCTTGTGCAATTTTCATGTATTCTTGCCTTTTCTCAATGCATCATTATCATATTCTATAGCACCATCTGGTCTTACAACATAACAATGATACCAATATGTGTCATCAGTTACTTCATCCTTACGAGGGAAGTAATCAGTAACAAAATCAAATGCTAACTCTGCATTTGCAAATTCAATATATCCATAATACTTACTCTCTAATGTAACAGCTAATTCTGCTGGTACTGCCTCATCAAGCTTGTAGTAATCAAGAACAATCTTCTTAGCATCGTCTGATGTTGCTTCTAATCTTGGGTTCTCCCAATATACTATAGCACCAGAAACAGTGGAAGCATGTGCTTCAATCTGATCCCAATCTCTAGCACTATCAAATGTCTGTAGGTTCTGCATCTTTATCCTCCAACTTCTTTAATTTATAAGCAGCACTAACTCTAATGCCATAAAATTCTCTACTTGTATCTTCTGCATAATGATGCATGTTTGATGGGAAGCACACTGCTGATCCTGGTTTAGGAAATACAGCATCAAATCTACCATCATCCTGTACAAAAATAGTCTTACCACCCCACGTTAAATCCCATACAGGATTACAAAATACCAAGAATGTATAATCTGCACTATCTGTATGCATACAACCTTCTAATCCTCTTGTATGTCCATTGACATAATAATCAAGGATTTTAAATTTGAATGGTACAAGAATTTCAATCTTTTCAGGAATGATGCTATCAAACATTGCTGTTCCTTTTACATCCATTTTCCAAAACTTTTTATGTGGTGCTGTAGGATCACTAATAGCACCCCATTGCCACCTTGGACGACTGCAGATCTTTTCAATCTCTTTCATCTCTTCTCTAGTGAGAATGGTATCCCACGACTTAATATCAGTCAATAAAGCCATACTAATTTCTCATCAATGTACTACGTTTGGTTATTCCACAAACAACGTGATCAAGTGCTGTTATGATATCTCTATTGGTCTTGATACCAAATACATCAGTACCACCTTCAAATTCTGTAAGTTCAAAGTGTTCTACTAATTTGGTATGTACTTTATTCAGTTCACCGATGTAGTATCTCATAGTAGGATCTGGAATGGAACTTTCCATCCAAAATGTGACACATTTTCTAACACCCTTGGTTACTGGTCTAACACCATGAACATATTCAGAAGGATAAAATAAAATTCTTCCTGGCTCTAGCTTTTTCTCAATAGTTTCTTCTCCTATTTTAATGAAGTGTTCACCACCTTCAAAATCATCATTTAATAAAATGACAGCAGTATAATCAGTTCGGATACCATACATCTTCCAGAAGTCTATGTGCTCAGAATAATGCTGTCCTTCCTCATACTTCAGCATCAAGACTGGAGTAACTTTATTAAGTGGATGTAGATCAGATATAACAGAACTCCTAATAAATTTCGCAATAGATGTATTCATCATCTTGTTTAATTCAGGATCTTCTTGTTGTTTATTATCTTTTACCCATTTCTCTTTAGGACCTGTTTTGGCACCATCAACAAATCTTCCAGAATCAAATATACTGACTAACTGTCTTAGTTGATTGGAATTAAGAAAATCGTATTCATATATCATCTTATTTGCTCCGCATTAGCAACAGCATCAATTAGTCCATCTACAGCTTCTTTATACTGTTCCACTATAGTTGATTGAGGAGTACACATATTAACAACCTGATCAAAACCAATTAAAAATGATGCATCAGATGAGAATATTTTCCATGGTTTTAAGAGCACACCAACTTGACCATCTTTAACAACTCCTTGACTAGTCAAGACAAATGGGTATACCATATTATAGCATACTTTTCTCTCAACACCATCACGCTCTTCAATATGATCTTTTACATTAGTGATCAGCTCATCTCCCGTTGATAAGGTAACAATGAGAATATTTAAGTTATCTTCCATAATTTAGTTAATAATTATTAGTTAAACGTTGTTGTGACCTATACTTTCTAAGAAGTCGTCTAGTTCAGCTTGTGTATCACCCTTAAATTGTGCTATTTTGTCAGCAGGTGGGTAAACTACATCAGGATTCTTAATCCTATAGTTAGACGCAATAGTATGTACAATTCTCTTAGCAAACTCACCAATAGTTTGTGGAAGGAACATTCCAAATTGATCATCAGTATCTAGATATGCTTTACCTGCATTCATATCATTACCATCTGTATCTTTCAAAGTTAAAAACTTTGCATATGCTATTGGATTGAAAGGAAATTTAACATCATCAGCATCTTGACCATCATAATCTTGTGGTATATCTCTTAACTTTTGTCTATATGCTGTCCACTGTGCTTTCAAGGTAGCATCAATAGGAGCATCAGGCATCTGTGTCCAATCACAATCTGAAAGAAGGAAATTTCTGATCATCTTAATACCTTCCCAAGATACTTTATTCCATCTACCATACTCATTGTATAGTTTTTCTTGAATAACCTCCTGTTCAGTATCCTGATACTCAAAGTATTTCTCTTTGAGAGTCTCAGCAATCTGTGCTACTTCAGCTTCAGTTGGTTCTCTCCACTGATATGTCTTCCATGCTCTCTCTTTAGTTGCACGGTTATATACATACTTTTTCTTTTCAATACCATATGATCCATCACTGAAATAATTCAAGTGAATCAAACGGTCTTTATCAGATGTCCAGAATGGAAATAGAACATTTTGGATATTAGCATTCCAAAAATCCTCACCAATAAATTCCGTCTTACCATCAACGAGAATCATTCTTTCTAGTGCATTAACTTGCACCACTACACGTATATCTGCCATTTGATTAAGGG